GTGGCAGGTATCCTGGGAGGTGCGTTGCTTTCTGCGATCCACGGTGTTACAGTGGAGAACACTCTGTATCAAGATGGTGAACAGGCAAATACTTTCAAAGCTTTTGACTCTACCCAAGAGGAAGAGACTTATTCTATGGTCACTGCTAACAGGTTCTGGTCTCAGATCTTTGGTATTGCGTTTAGCAATAAGCGGTGGTTGCATTTCTTTATGCTATTTGTTCCAGTCATGGGTCTTTGGACTTCTAGCATTGGCATCATTGGTCTGGCACTTAATCTGCGTGCGTATGACTTTGTATCTCAAGAGATACGAGCAGCAGAGGATCCCGAGTTTGAAACGTTCTACACAAAGAACATTCTATTGAACGAAGGCCTTCGCGCATGGTTGGCACCAGTTGACCAACCACATGAGAACTTTGTCTTCCCTGAGGAAGTTCTCCCACGCGGTAACGCACTGTGAATCACTATCTTGCTTTTACATGGGGCGTGTGCTTCTCTCTCATTGCGGGAGGAGCATTCGCTCTCATGTGGTCCAACATTCGGTCCATCAATACCATGATGGACCAACCACCCAAACCACGTCACCCAGAGGCACCTGACCCCGGAGAAGAGGTGATGTACGTTGATCTCTCTAGGGAGAAATTAGAAAGTCTTTACGACCAAAATGACGGAGGACTCACTGATGAGTGAGATACAAAAAATTTCTTATATTGCTGACGGTTACTTCTCTGTTTACAAACCAGACGGAACCAAGTATGCTGACTGTGGATGGGAAAGAGATGCTATTAACCTGTGTCAAATGCATCCCGAGTATACATACAGGAAGATTAAGACTTTACAACCACAAACGGTCACCGTCCCATATCTTGAGATGGAACCTGATAAAGAATTAAAGCAGCAATTAATCTTGCCTGAGTCAGAACTTCAACCACTTGATCTTGAATGAGCAAAGAAATTAAACGAAAGGATGCTTTCTTCATCTTTTATGAGAGCATCCTTAAACCTGATCCCGAACTTCGTCAGTACGCTCACGAAGAGGAGTGCTACCACGAATTAATGGAGTGGAGACAAGAAATCATTACCTATTTGGACCAACGTAGAAACGAGGAATTTTAATCATGAAAGACACGTTCATTGTTTATTCTAAGGATGGATGTCCTTATTGTGATAAAGTTGTACAACTACTTCAGTTCACAGAACTTAAGCATGTGGTATATAAATTAGGGAGAGACTTCACTAAAGAAGCCTTTTATGATGAATATGGGAAAGGTTCTACGTTTCCTCAAGTAACTTACAACGAAAAACAGGTTGGAGGTTGCACTGACACTATCAAGTTTCTCCGGGAGCAAAAGCATCTTGACTAATGAACGAACTTTACACCGCCGTTGACTTAGCTATCGATCAAGTGTTTGAACACGATCGGTTTATCCTTAATGTTTATGACTTCGCAAAGTCTTTAAAGTTGAAGCGGGATGACATGGTTAAGTTCATCAATAGTTCTGTCGCTAAGGAAGTGAGAGATACTGTCGAAGAACTTGATGCATATCTAGTGGGTGGTAATAAACAACTTCGAGAAGCATACGGTCACATTCCTAAACCGCGTGCTCGAAAGATTAGAAATTACTTACACGGATTCCTTGAGGACGCATTACGTTATGAAAGAGACAGAAAGCCTGGTCGGAGGAGAAAGTCCGGAACTTGAAATAAATAAAGGCGTGGAGTTAATGCTCCGCAATAAAAACAAACAAAAGAGGGAGGAACCCAAAACATTTCAAGTTCGTTTTGGTAAGATGGTCTCTCTCTTTAGACGAGAGTTTCACATCTTCTTTGAATTTTCCTTTGACACAAGGAAACAACATAACCCAGGGGAGTAAGAAGATGCTAGCAGTAACCTTGACTATCAGTTCATTAGTCAGTATAATGTTCCTAATTGTTGGATTCGGTGCTGGATGGTTGGCAAAAGAACATGTCTACAAAACCACTCCATATCACCCCGACAATCTTCATCCAGAAATGTATGATGAAGTTGGAAATGTAATCCCTGATCAAATTTTTGCAGTACGATTTGAAAATGCCGAAGACTACGACTACGAAGACGAAGACTAAACTTCCTCCCAATCCCTTCCAAACGGAAATCCTTGATCTCGTATCAAAATCGAGAGCAAAGGCCAAGAAGGTTGAACTACTGCAAGAGTATCGCAATGATGCTCTTGTATCCTTGCTCATCTGGAACTTCGACGACACTGTGTTCAGTGCTCTTCCGGAGGGAGAAGTTCCTTTCACACCTAATGACGCCCCTGCAGGTACCGAGCATACGTCTCTGAGGCAGGAGCAGCGTCATTTCTATAACTTTGTCCGTGGAGGCAATGACTCGCTCTCTAAGACCCGTAGAGAGTCCATCTTCATTCAGATTCTTGAGACTCTTCATCCCAATGAAGCAGAACTTCTTTGTCTTGTGAAAGATAAAAACCTGAGTTCTAAGTACAACATCACTAAGGCAATTGTTGCTGAAGCATATCCCGACATTGAGTGGGGTGGTCGTAGCGGAACTGCAAAGTGAGTAGTAAACTTAGGTTCATTCAAAAAGATTGCGATCCTTCTCTTGCTCAAGACAGGTCACTGCCGCATACGGCATACCTGGTTGAGTACATTGAGGGGGATATTCACAAGTTTGATATTGTGATGGCTGGAAAGAAGGTGGACATCTTCGATCATTACTGGGATGAATACCGTGAGGATTTTGTCACCATGAATCAATCTGAAGGTAGAACAAATCCAAAGTTGTGGGATCCTAATCCCAAACCTGCTAAAGAATCCAAGCGAAGAAAATGAATGATGAACAACTCAGGGATCAAATTAACCAATTGATTCGTGATGAAATTCAGGAAGACATCAATGATTATGTTGATGCCAAGGAACAGACTGAAAAGGCTGGACTTGGTTTCGTTGAAAGAGATGATGATCAGGAACTTAGAGTTAAGATCTCAAACAATGAAGTTGATAAACTGATCAAGGAATACAAGAAGATCAAAAAAAGTGAAAGGTCTAATCTTTCTCATATTAAAAAGTTAGGATTAGTTGACAAACACGGTAGACCATTAAAATAAATAAAATAGTTGACTTGTCAACCAGATTTTGCTATAGTCTGCAGTATGAAAAACTACTTTCACCATGTCTTATAAACCCTATTCACCTGAGTGGCATCGCAAGAGGTATCTTAAAGAAGCAATCGACACATACTTCGATGACTACGTGGATAATAAAGTAATCTACGAAGATATCATGGATATCCTAGGTGCTAGGAGGTCCGCAGCGATTAATGAGGTTAATAAGGTTCTTGATTTACAAGACAAACTCAAAACGAATTAACATGCTTTCTACCGCGTATCGACTTCGTTTGGAGTCTATCTGTCGTTGCATCGCAAATAATGAAGAAGTCCCTCTAGAGGACATGATTTGGGCAGAGAAGCTTGCCAAAGCACACACTCTTGCAAGAGACTGGTTGAACAAAGCACGTCGCCAGTCGAATGGTATTGAAGAAGGAAGTGTAGATGATTTTATGAATAGGATGGGCCTTGGAGACCCCGACCCATCCAATCATAGAACGGGGTTCAGTGGTGCAGATGAAATTGTAGATTGGTTCCAAAGAGATAAACCAGATGACTGGAGGCAGAGAGACTAATGCAAGTATCAATTTATTCTAATGGCAGTCAAGAGTGTGAGAGAGCAGCATCTCTTTTAAAATCAGTTCATCTTGACGAGGTTGTTGTATATGAGAAAGGCAAGCACTTTACTGAGGGTCAGTTCAGAGACGAGTTTGGCGATGAAGTAGAGTATCCCATGATCTCTATCGGTATGTTCAGAGGTACTTTGAAAGAGACCATGAACTTCATGAACCAGAAAGGAATGTTTGTGTAACACGTTATACAAAAGCACTTGACTAAATAAGGCATGAGGTCTATAATAGACCTGTCGTTCATCCAAATGTTAACACTCCTGTTGGCATTCACCCTTGCCTCTCATAATGAAGCCAGTCCTTACGATTGGCATATGTCTTGTGAAAGGTGGTTACAACGATCTGTGGAAATCCAATCGGATCCTAACCTTGACCTTCGGTCAAAGTTGAGTCTAATCGGTTACCTCAAATCAAAAGTACCAGGTGAGTGTAATGGGGTGTATACTTAGGACGCAAGTAAGTCGCGGAACGGAGCGTTCATCCCATGCTTGAATTACTTTTATACTCTGGTATGATGTGCGCTGATGCTGATGCATTAATGCTCAGAATCAAAGCAAACAAATCAGAACTATCACCTAAAATTGTGGTAGAACTGGTGGAGACCGTAAAGGAATCTGTACCTGAGTGTAGTCATTACTGGGACGCAAACGACTGAAGGAACGGGGCTAAAAATCCCTA